GCGCGGGTGCATCTCGCCTGACTCCTTGTTGGCACGGAATCGCGGTGAAACCCTCAAGACATTTATTGATCCTGCTGAGTATTTGAATCAAGGCAAGGAATGCAATCTGTCTATTGCTGCAAACGGCGTGGCGTTTACTCGTGAGCGTCAAGGCTTCTTGCCTGAACTCATGGAGAAGATGTACGCAGAACGCAAGCACTACAAGAACCTGATGATTGCTGCACAGAAGCGGTTGGTTGAATTGGACAAGAGTGCCCCTGCGGAAGAGCGGCAGCGAATTGAGTACGAGATTTCCAAGTACCACAACTTTCAGTTGGTGCGTAAGATTCAGTTGAACTCCGCTTACGGTGCAATCGGCAATCAGTACTTTCGATTCTTTGATGTAGCCCTCGCGGAAGCCATCACGCTGTCAGGGCAGTTGAGCATTCAATGGATTGGTGACGCACTCAACCGCTTCCTGAACAAAGTGCTAAAGACTGACGGGCAGGACTATGTGATTGCGTCTGACACAGACTCTGTGTATTTGCGTCTTGGCGGTGTGGTAGCCCTGAGCAAGAAGACCACCACAAGCGATCAGGTTGATTTCTTGAATGATTTCTGTGAGCGTGTGCTGCAACCGTACATCGACAAGCAGTTTGCAGAACTTGCGGGTGTGCTGAACGCATACGCCAACAAGATGTCAATGGGACGCGAAGTCATTGCAGAGAGAGGCGTGTGGACTGCCAAGAAGCGGTATATGCTGTCCGTGTGGGACACCGAAGGTGTGCGCTACAAGACTCCCAAGTTCAAGATCATGGGCATGGAGACTGCGCGTTCGTCTACTCCTGCGTATGTTCGCAAGGCACTCAAGACTGCAATTGAAACCGTTCTCATGGGTGACGAAGCCACACTTCAGAAGTTTGTGATACAGACAGAGCGGGAGTTCAAGTCTCTGCCTGTGGAGGAAGTGGCTTCTCCCCGTGGCGTGAACGGCATGACGGAGTACGCCAACGCGCTCACCATTTACAAGAAGGCTACACCCATCGCGGTGAAGGCGGCTCTGCTCCACAATTCTATTGTGAAGCGACTCAAACTAGACAAGAAGTACCGCCTGATTGGTGAAGGCGAGAAGATGAAGTTTATTTACCTGAAGACTCCCAACCCTATACACGAAGGCGTGATTGGTTTTCCCATCACCATGCCCAAGGAGTTTGATCTTCAGAAATACATTGACTACGATACTCAATTCAAAAAGACTTTCCTTGAGCCTCTACGCGCCATCACCGATGCGGTGGGGTGGAGTCCTGAAGAAAGAAATAGTCTTGAGTCGTTGTTTGCGTGATTGCGTTTCTACATACAGTAACCCCCAACAAAAGGATATATCATGGCTACAAAGATCGTGAAGGTTCAAACTGGCGAAGAACTTATTGCAAGCGTCACCGAAAATTTTGAAGGCGACAAGATTGTGTCGTACACCTTCAAGAATCCGTGCATGGTTGTGCCTGTTCCCACCAAGAACGGTGGTGCAAACATTGCGGTCGTGCCGTGGATGGCATCAGTCAAGGACACCAAGGTGACTGTTCCTGCGTCTTATGTAATGTTCACTGCTGATCCTGTTATGGATCTGGCTAATGAATTCAACGGCGCGTTCAACGGGCTTGTGGTTCCCACCGCCAACGCTCCACACGCAGGACTCAAACTCACAACCTAATGAGTACCCTAAATCTTGAATACTTGAAAGGTCTTCTCTGCAAAAGAAAAGACCTGCTGCGGCGTGAAACTCAACAGATGATCGTTGACAAACTTACGCCGTTGGATACAATACGGGCTATGGAGTCTGAGATGGATCTCATTGACACGCAGATTAAACAATTGGAGAAAGCATGAAACTGAATGATATTTTGAAGGCGGCAAACAACAAGTACGCAACCATTGCAGCAGATGGATTGGAGGGCAGCGATGTCAAGGGATTTATTTCCACGGGATCGTATTCTTTTAATGCTCTACTGAGTGGTTCCATCTACGGTGGCATTCCCGACAACAAGATTATTGCTCTTGCGGGTGAACAAGCCACGGGCAAGACTTACTTTGCGCTGAATGTGGTTCGTGAATTTCTTGATAGTGATCCCACCGCAATGGTGCTGTATTTTGATACAGAGCAAGCCATCACCAGTGAAATGCTTGACTCTCGCGGAATTGATCGTTCGCGGGTGGCTGTGCTGCCTGTTGCCACGGTGGAAGAGTTCCGTCATCAATGTGTTCTCAGCGTGGACAAGTATTTGGAGACAGACAGCAAGTCTCGTCCGCGCATGATGATTGTGCTTGACTCTTTGGGAATGTTGTCCACAGAGAAGGAAATGAACGACACCGCCGAAGGCAAGGGAACCCGTGACATGACTCGCGCACAGGTTCTCAAGGCTACCTTCCGTGTGCTTACCATCAAGTTGGGCTATGCTCGTATTCCACTCATTCTTACAAACCACACTTACGATGTTGTGGGTGCGTATATTCCAATGAAGGAAATGGGCGGTGGCAGCGGTCTGAAGTACGCTGCGTCCACTATCATCTACCTGTCCAAGAAGAAGGACAAGGTGGACAACGAGGTGGTGGGCAACATCATTCACTGCAAGACCAACAAGAGCCGTATGACGAAGCAGGACAAGATGATTGATGTGCAGTTGAATTTTGAAACAGGACTCAACAAGTACTACGGGCTATTGGATGTGGCAATCAAGCACGGCATCTTCACCAAGGTGTCCACAAAGATTCAGTTGCCCACAGGCAAGACGGCTTTCGAATCACAGATTAATCGTGAGCCAGAAAAGTACTACACTCCCGAGGTGCTTGCAGCAATTGAAGTTGCCGTAAAGAAGGAGTTCTGCTACGGTTCTGATGAATCGCAGAAGGCAATGGACAAACTTGCTGAATTGGACGAGGAGATCGGACTCAAGTGAGCCAAACAGAGAAAATAATCCTATCGGGACTGCTGAACGATTCCGATTTCTGTAAGAAGACCATTCCCTTCTTGCAGGAGGAATATTTTCTTGATCGGGTTGATCGTGCAGTGTTCCGTTCACTACAGGATTTTGTGAACGAGTACAAGGGCATTCCCACCAAGGAAGCCCTGCTGATTGCTTTGGAAAACAACAAGAGCCTGACCGAAGACGAATTCGGAAAGTGCAAAACTCTTGTTGGTGAAATTGGTAAGAATGTCACACAGGACACTCAGTGGATGCTAGACACCACGGAAAAGTTTTGTAAGGACAAAGCCATTTACAATGCCATCCTTGAGTCTATTCAGATTATTGACGGCAAAGACAAAGCACGAACACCTCACGCCCTGCCTGAAATCCTTTCGAAAGCCTTGGCTGTATCATTCGACACGAATGTGGGTCACGATTTTCTAGAGGACTATCAGGAACGGCACGAGTTCTATCACAGGGTTGAACGAAAGGTTCCGTTTGACTTGGAGATGTTTAACGCCATCACCAAGGGCGGCATCTCTCCCAAGACCCTGAACATCATCATGGCAGGAACAGGTGTAGGCAAAAGCCTGTTCATGTGCCATCATGCCGCTGCGTGTCTCATGCAGAACAGAAATGTTCTGTACATTACTCTTGAGATGGCAGAGGAACGCATTGCCGAACGCATTGACGCAAACATCATGGATATTACTATGGATGAACTTGCGGATCTGCCTTTGGAACTTTATGAAAAGCGATTGAAGTCTTGCACACGGGGAGTTTCGGGAAAACTCATCGTGAAGGAATACCCTACTTCATTCGCCAATGCCAATCACTTCCGTATCCTTTTGGACGAGTTACGACTGAAGAAGCAGTTTACTCCCGACATTATTTTTATTGATTACATCAATATCTGCTCTTCGGCTCGTTTCAAGCACGGCAATACCATCAACTCCTATGGCTACATCAAGGCTATAGCAGAGGAATTGCGGGGCTTGGCAATGGAACGGGATGTGCCTATTGTGTCTGCCACTCAGGTCAACCGAGCAGGGTTCTCGTCCACCGATGTTGACTTGACAGACACTTCAGAATCTTTCGGGCTTCCACACACCGCTGATCTGATGATTGCCTTGATTACCACTGAAGAATTGGAAAAGGCAGGGCAGATCATGGTAAAGCAGTTGAAGAACCGTTACAATGGCAAGGCTGCAAACAAGAAGTTCATCGTGGGGCTAAACTACTCCAAGATGAAGTTCTACGATATTGACAGCAGCGTGTCCGAAGACTTGATGGACGCAAACATCAAAAAGGGCGAACACGATGGGTTTGGTTCAGGATACGGAGCCAAGGACTTCACGGCGAAGTTCGGCAATAAGCGTGACACTAGCGATTGGAATATTTGATGTCTGCCTACATCGACAAGAAATATATTAACATGGTGTCTCCTCAACTTGAGCGATTCAAGTGGAAGAGTGGAAATCTTGCAAATTGTCGTTGCCCTATCTGCGGTGACTCGCAGAAGAACAAGAGCAAAGCCCGTGGATTTTTCTTTCCCAAGAAGAACGACTATTTCTTTAAGTGCCACAACTGTGGCATCGGGCATTCGATGTACCGTTTCTTGCAATTTGTTGCTCCTGCTCTAGCCCAAGAGTACGCGCTTGAGCGGTGGCGCAACGGCGAGAACGGCAAAAGCAATTATGTGAAGCCGGATGAAACGGCAATTGCTCTGCCCAAGGCTGAACTGCACCTTCCAAAAATTACTTCACTTGCGGAAGATCATCTTGCACGGGAATATTTGACAGCAAGACAGATTCCTCACCTTGACCGCTTCTATTTTTCAAATGGATTTGGAGATTGGGTTCGATCCATTGACCCTACATATACCACCATTCCCAATGACGAGCGTATTGTCATCCCCTTTGTCAACAAACGGGGGGAATTGGTTGCAGCCCAAGGACGGTGCCTAAGCGGTTCCAAGAACGCAATCCGATACATCACCGTTAAGTTCTGCAAGGACGGCAGAGCAATTTATGGCGAGGATAAATTGGATTATTCAAAGAGGGTTTATGCAGTTGAAGGTCCACTTGACTCTGTATTTCTCAATAATGCTGTTGCTCTTGCTGGCTGTGAACTCGCTCACGCCACTAAATTGTTCAGTGATTGTGTTGTTGTATACGACAACGAGCCTCGCAATACAGAGATTGTCAAAAAGATTGAAGAAGCCATCCGTGGTGGATACACCGTATGCGTGTGGGCTGACAGCGTAGAGGAAAAAGACATCAACGACATGGTGCTTGCGGGGCGTTCACCGCAGGAAGTTCAGAGTATCATTGACGAGTGTGCTTGCAGCGGACTCACTGCTCTTGCACGATTTTCACAGTGGAGAATGCGATGAGTGAATGGAAGATCAATCCAATGAATGATTTTTGCAATACTGAAGTCGGTAAACTTTTGCGTGATCGCATAACAAATATGGATACAGAGACAAGATTGGAAGCCGCTTCCATGTGTCAGATGTTTTCTTTTTGGAACGAAATACAAACCACGCTGATAGCGGGTGTAGAAGAAATTAAAAGATTGAAAGCGCGTATTTCTGAATTGGAGGCTGCAAATGAGCGTTAAGAATGTAATTGTGTTGGACAACGGTTTTGTGCAGTATGTGTCCCATATGGGTGACGATCTCACCGTTGTAAACGCAGCGCGTGTTTCCTTTAACAAGGAAAGCAAGTGGGAAGGCGACTACATGGATTCGGATCTCATGTTTCACAAAAAGCAAATGGATCCACGGGACGAGAAACTCATTGCCTACCTTGCCAAGCACAAGCACTGGACTCCGTTTGCCCACCCACAGATCACCCTGCGGATCAAGGCTCCCATCTTTGTCCGCACCCAACTGTTCAAGCACAAGGTGGGATTCACCGAAAACGAGGTGAGCCGCCGCTATGTGAGTGATCCGCCAAGCGTGTATTTTCCACGGTGGCGCGGCGCGCCCACAAACGGTGCCAAGCAAGGGTCGGAAGACTTTATGCCTGTAGATGACGATTACAACACAGTGAACCGCCACTACGAACTCACGGTTCGGGAGGCTTTGCTTACCTATGACGAACTCCTGAAGCGCGGCGTGGCTCCTGAACAGGCTCGTGCGGTGCTGCCGCAAGGCACTTACACGGAGTGGTGGTGGACGGGTTCGCTTTCAGCCTTTGCCCGTGTGTACGCACAGCGGTCAGATCCCCACGCACAATGGGAGTGTCAGCAGTACGCCCACGCTATGAGCGCAATCATTGCACCGCTTTTTCCGCATTGTTGGGCGGCTTTGACCGCAAAACCACCCGCCCCTGAAGCCTAAATACAGGGATGACCGACTTTTCCGATTCTTCCAAGCCCACAGAGCCACGCCGAACTGCTGCTATTTCCAGTGGTCAGTTTGAGTCGGGTTCCGTGTTTCGTTTAGTGCGCGAAATCCGTGGTTCCGCGTACTCTGTGGGCGATCAGTTCATGCTGATTGAATCTGAAGACTGCCACAATCCCAATGTTCTGAAATTGGGTGGCGTGGGTGAAAACTATTTTATTGATCCCCGTGGCACTGCTCTGCGAATTGAAGCAGGGGACGAGCAGATTAACGGTATTTTTGAGTTGGTGCAGACCACCCCAAAACTGGTAGTGGAAGAAGGGCAGGAGGTTGTTCCGCCCACCAAGCACATTACCGAAGGAGAATTCCGCAAGTTCCGTGAGGGCTTGGCGGGAGTTCTGCACGAAATATCCCAAGTTGGCAGCAGCGGTGAGCGCGGTGATCGCGGTCCTCGCGGCTTCACAGGTGTTCAAGGTGACAAGGGCGACAAGGGAGACACTGGACTACAAGGTGTAGCAGGAGAAAAGGGTGAACCCGGTGAAGCAGGGCTACAAGGTCCGCAGGGTGACAAGGGGGACACAGGAGAAACCGGAGTTCAAGGCGAACGCGGCATCCAAGGCGAACGCGGTGAACGCGGAGAAAAGGGGGAACGCGGTGAAAACGGCAAAGACGGAAACTCGGGTGAACGCGGTGCTGCGGGTGATAAAGGCGAAACGGGAGAGCGTGGCGAGAAAGGTGAGCGTGGCGAACGCGGTGCTGCGGGTGCTGACGGTCGTGATGGCGTTGCTGGTCCGCGTGGTGAGCGCGGTGAAGCGGGTGAACGCGGTGCTGACGGCGCAGTGGGCGCGGCTGGTGCAAAGGGCGCAAAGGGTGATAAAGGCGACAAGGGAGATACTGGAGAGTCTGGCGTTGTAACCGCCAAGTTCCCGCTTGTCTATGACGCAGACGAAAAAACTATATCCATTGACGAAGAACGCCTAGACAGGATTCTCAAGAAGATTCTTGGCGGCGGCAAGGTGTCTACACAGGACATGGGTTGGCTTGCGTCCACGGGTGGCGGCGGCAAGGTGGCTGTGTACATCAACGGCTCCAAGATCACGCCTGATGTTCGCACACTAGACTTTACAGGCGCAGGAGTAACGGCTTCCAAGGTGGGCGGCAAAGTCACCGTGAACTTTACGGGCACGGGAGGCGGCAGCAGCGGTGGTGTGGCTAGCGTGAACGGGTTGAGTGGCGCGGTGTTCCTTGAGGGTGGAACAGACATTTCGGTCACCACAAGCGGACAGACACTCACTGTTACCTACACGGGATCAAGCGTTTCCAATGCGGTGACATCGTTCAATGGAATTACTGGTGCTGTAACAGGAGTATGTGCTGCCTCGGCAGGAACAGGTATTTCCGTTAGTGGTTCCACTGGCACGGTAACCATCACCAACACTGGCGTGCAGTCATTCAACGGCATCACAGGTGCAGTTCAAGGTGTGTCGTCTTGGAATGGACAGACAGGTGCAGTCACATTTAATAACTATGTTTCAAGTTTCAACGGCATCACAGGTGCAGTTCAAGGCGTGTCTGCTGCGGTAGCGGGAAGTGGAATATTTGTTAGCGGTGCAACAGGTGAAGTCACCATTACAAACACAGGTGTGGTGTCGTTCAACGGACTCACAGGTGCAGTTCAAGGTGTATCAAGTTGGAATGGACAAACTGGTGCAGTCACATTTAATAACTATGTTTCAAGTTTCAACGGGCTGACTGGCGCGGTTCAAGGCGTATCTTCGGCTAACGGGTTGACTGGCAGTATTGTGTTTGGTGGGGCAGCAGGTATAACCCATACGGTCAGCGGCAATGGAATATCGTTTGGCATCAACTACCACTTTGGTGGAC